AACGCTAGAGCGGCGTCTGGGTACTTCAGGTCAAGCTCGTTAAAGTCTACCCCGACATTGCTGCACAGGCGGTGACAGTCCTCAATGGTGACGGCAATGTCTAAATTAAACGCCTTGCGAACCCTGTCCTCTGATACCTCAGTGCCAACGGGCTGACCATACTCTGGGTCATACTCTTTAATTAAATGACCAATTCCAAACGTAGGGAGATGCAAATGATCTAAATAAATCAAATACTTACAGCCCTCGTCCTCTGCGAGTTCTTCTCTTAACTGATCTTTATTCATGATTAAGGTTGTCCTGTTCCAAGCAGTGTCGCTGTGGCTGGATTGATTCCTAGCGCTTGTGCAACGGCTGGGTTTTGTGCCGCTTGCTGGCGTATGGTTGCTGCGTTAGCAGGAGGCCCACCAACTGGCTGCGTGTTAGGCGCAAGCGGCTGTGTTACATTTACCTGACCAATGCCTGATGCAGACACGGGTGGGTTCATGCGACTTTGTATCTGCGACAGTTGCTGGTTAAGGCCAGAGTTTTCCATTACAGCGCTAATTTGTTTAGATGCTTCGTTTGTACCCTCTTGCAGGGCTTGACCCGGAGTCTGCGCTACAGCAGCACCAATCAATTGCCCTAAAAGCTCTGACTTTGATTTTGGGCTAAGACCTTTTGACAGGCGCTCATAGTCTTTCACAACCCTGCTATAGATAGGCGCGGAGTCAAGTAGATTCCCGACTATAGAAAACCGAATGATTTTACCTATATTATCTAATGGGCTAGCTGCAATATTAGCTGCGACAAGATCACCACCTTGAGCGGTTTTTGCGTTTGCTGCCAAAATCTTTGCAAACTTTTCCATGTCAATTCCCATTTGTTTGCCAAAAATAGCCCGCAACTTCCCCTTTTCAGCGGCGGCTGTAAAGGCACTAGACATACCCTGCAAAGCCTTACCGTCAATAAGTGCGCTCACACCGAACTCTTTAGTCAAATTAGATAAAAAGAACTGTCTTACTTTTTCTTTACCAGCATCATCAAGTGAATTCATAATTGACTTCACTTCATTTGATTTGGTGCCAACAGCAGAGATGTAGGAAGCCGCTCTGTCAGGATCTATAGATTCCTCTGCAAGTATTTTTTTGCGAATACTATTTTGACTAAAATCGTAAAATTCTTTTTGTGCCTTTGCGACATTTTCCAAGGCATTAACAAGAGGCTGGCCCGCCCCCATAGACCTAGCTCCAAGCAATGCGCTTTCAATGTCTACAGTTTTTGTTCTACCCGGAATTGTCGTCTGGCGTATCTGTTCGGAAAGCTGTTTAATTTTTGCATAACGAGCTTTTCCAAAAAGAACATCACCTGTCGCCCCAAGGTCATCTATCTGTTTAGAAAAATTAGACCCTTTAAACGCAAACGCATCAGCTTCGCTAGAGGATGTTTTCTTAACAGCATTTGTTAGCCATGCATTAGCCAAACGCTCTCTAAATTCGTTGGTCAGTTTGTCTTTTTGGCCCTTTGGGGCATTCGCTCTAATAACGTCTAATGTTTTAGTTACAGACTGAGCGTCACCGTTTTTGATGATTTTAGACATAAATGTGACATTAGGCATTAGATCTTCGATTGGCGTCCCAGAGTTTCTGCTTTTTACCACATTGTCTCTAAGTTCTTTTAGCCCAGTAGCTCTGGTCATGTTGTCAATTTTGGTCATGCCGTCTAAATAGAACTTGCGGGCTGGCCCCAGTTCTTTAGCTGCGTTGGTTAAAAGCTGCACACCCTCATCGCCAAGGGACCGTCCTGAAGATTGAGCGGCGTTGGTAACGGCTTGCTCCGTCATCATGTTGTCGAGCATCTTTATGGCGTTATCAAGCTTTTCAGTTCCGTTCATGCCCTTAAAGGCAAAGTTTGTATCCCAAAGTTTCTTGCGCAAAAGATATAATTGAGCAAAAGAAGCTTTATTATTCAGAGATTCAAAGCCCTGCACAAGTGCATTTGCGATTAAATCTTCAGCTTGATCTTTAGCGTCAAGTCCAGTGCTGGCCCTGATGGATGGGGTGTACCGTGCTTTAAGCCCCTTGGCTAATGACTTTAAACCACTTGTGTCAAATATTGCTGAATCACCAACCGTGTCCTTCATAACCTTATCAATAGCGGCATATTTGGATGTGGCTAACTGATCAAATTGGTTTAGTGACTTGGCAAGAGACTGAAACACAAACGAATTAATACCTTCGTCCACCTTTGAGGCGGCACCTAGCTCTTTTGCGAGTTCGTCAAATTGATTTAGAACACCACTTCTAGCTTCTTCTTCCGCTATCTGTAAGGCCTGGTTTTTACCCTGTATGCCAGCCTTCAGAACTTCGCCAGCTTCATCAGCAATAGACTGTGCTATAGGCTGATCGGCGGCCAAACCAAGCTGCGACTTGTAAGTGTTAAATGTATCGTTAAGCGTTTTAAAATTGCTTATGAGGCGCTTGCTTGTTCCTCTAATCTTTTCAGCAATTCTCTGCGCCCTTGCGGCAATTGATGTTCCGCCAGCGCTTTCAAGAGTTGGCTTTAATCCTCCAAATCCAACGCGAGTTTCGCCGAAACCCATACCCGTGGGACCAGAAATCTCGGTCATAACCTCATCAACTGGGCGACCTGTTTGCTCGGAAATTTCTTTTGCTTGAGCCAGTAGTATTCTTTTAGAAGCTTTTTCGTCAGCAATCCCCATACCGATTGTTTTCAGCTCTTCACCTTCTAGTCTTTTTCCTCGCAAGCCACGGACAAACGGAGCCGCAATTTTTATTGCTCCTCCAATTACCACCTCACCGGCTGCGCCAACACCAAAGTCTAACGCAAGATCTTTTGTAATCTCACTAGCGTTTTGTCTAGACACACCAAGAAGCCCTTCAATAGCTTCTTCAACCGCACCAGCAGCCGCTGTGCCTGTGCCAGCGCCCAAAGCCCCGCCTACAAAAGTTCCAAACCCCGGCCCCATTGTAGCCGTTCCCAGCGCTGCGCCTTTTACTGTACCGTAAATACCACCAGCAATATCCGCGCCCATGCTTGTTAAGTCGGCAAGGTCATACCAACTCAAGCCCTCTTCATCAATAAGGGTGTTTTTCTGTAAGTCAACACCAACTTTTTTACCGCCTTCTGGGGTAAGGGCAAGCCTTCCACGATTGTCGCGCAGAAAGTCAGTGCCTTTAGACATGCCAAATAATTCTGTTAACTTAGCATCTTCTTCTTCAGCTTTTTCAGCCATAGACAGGACAGCGCGAAGCGAACCGCTTTTTACGCCGGTTTCTGTGTCAAATGCTGAATCGACTCCTTGTTCTGACCTGCGAACATTAGACTGCGCCTGCACTTCCTGTTTTTTCGAGCCAATAAGCTCTGCAATTTTTAGCTCTTCAGCGACAGTAGGCTCTTCACCGGCTATCTCAACAAAGAAACTTTCTTTAGGAAGCTCTATTTTTATCTTGCCCATGTATCAGCCTTACTATTTAAAAAACTTTGTAGGTTTTTACGCCAGCTTCATCCGTTGTGTATTCAAACGCCTCTGAAGGATCACCAATTTTGTACGCTTTAAGAGCAGCATCTCGAATAGCTTGTCTTGATGCCTTATAATCATCTGCATTTGTATATCTTGTTTCATCTCCAAATTGCTTTAGGTAGGTGTTAATCTTGCTTTTCTTCGATGTAAAGATAGTCTTTGCCTCTTCAATGCTTTTCAAAGCAACATTCGGATCCCCAAACCAGTCAATTCCACCAAGGATTGCCTCAACCTGCTTTATGTCAACATTTGAAATACCGTTTCCTGTTTCCTGCGTAAGAAAACGCTTAAACTGCAAAATAACACGCTTTCTTATTGCGTCAGCGTCAGCCAGCGGCTTTGGCTTGTCTGCATACCCAACAAAGACCTCAACCTCTTCACCGTCAATGACTTTCTTTTCAAAAACAGGCTCTTGATTTAAATTAAGATTTAATGAGCTTGCAATGCCCTGAAGCATTTCTTTTGCTTTTTGACCGGTGGCACCGGCAGGAAGATCTTTTACTTTTATGATTGCATCACGAACCCTGTCTAAAGATGTTATGCCCTCTTGAACATCTCCAAGCGCCGTACCAAGAGCAGAGGCTTCCAAAATCGGTTGCTTAAATACTGCTTTTCCATCAGACGCTCTAGTTGCTGTAGTAATTTTTAAACCCTTTACTCCGGGGTCTTCAAAGGTAATAGTATCAGATGTTTTTACTTTATTTTCAGCAGCTTTTTGTGCGCCCTTTAGGTCTGCTTCAGCCAACTTCACATCCAAATCGTAGCCAAATTTTACACGCGCCAGATCTCTTTCTGCCTTTCGCCTTTCTTCATTATCAGAAAGCTGATTAATTCTGGCAACCTCTGCGCCAAGAACTTGGTCGCGGCGATCTCTAAGATAATTTGCCTGATCAACAAGGAACTTTTGTCTATTTGCAGTTGCTGTTTTTGTTTCTCCAAGAGCATATTGTCCAGCAGCAAGCTGATTAGCGCGGGCCTCTTGACGCGCCCTTTCCATCAAAGGAAGAGCTTTTTCACCGGCTTCACCAACTGAAGACAGCATTTTTCCTACGTTAAAACCTTTTCCTGCTTTGTTCTGCATAAGCGCCAATCCAAATGCTGTAAGAGCAGCTTTATTGTCTGGGTCGCCAGATATGTCTATGCCAGTAGCTTTGGAAAATTCATCTTTATATTCTTGCATTGTTTTTGCTTTTGACGGAGCCAAACCAAGCATCTTATTATATGACGCAAGAGAATCGTCCAACAATCCCTTATACAAATTAGTAGCGTCTTTTTTTAACCCTGCTTCCGTAGCAGAAGAATCACCAAAATCACCACGTTCTTCACGTTCAATTCTGGCATTAAACTCTGCATCGGACTCATCTGGTTTCTTTTTAGGCGAAGCGGCTTCTTCCCCACCCTCAACAACTAAATCTTCGCCCATCTCTCCATCAAAATCGGCGGGTGGCACATCAAAATCAATAATATCTTCAGTGGCTCTTGGTATAGTGCCGCCAAATTCTTCATCAAAATTCAAAGATCCACCAGTAACATCAAAATCCCTACCATAAAGATCTCTGCCTGTTTTGATGTTTGGACCAGTAAAAAGACCTTGCAAAATAGATCTCTCTGCATCAGTAACCATTCGGCCAGCGCCACGAAAATCTTTTACAAACTGACCACCTATATCTCTAGCCGCTTCACCAAGATAGAATGGTGTTTGGGTTGGCTCTGAGCCATCAATATTCATGCCTGAAGACTCATCAGGCATAAACATAGGCTCACTGCCTGCTGACCCAGCCCCCATAAGACCGCCAAGTATATCACTTATGCGAGATTGAGCAGCTTTGCGAGCGTCAATAGCTTCGCTTTGTTTTGGATACATGCCCAAAAGTTGACCTAAAATGCCACCACTAGAAGCGTCTCTGCGAAACGCCGCCTCGTTTGCGTCACCTTGCAAAGATGGCGCTCTAATTGCCCCTAAACCGGAGCCTAAAGGTAGTGTCTGATTTTGAGCCATTTATATACCCCTATTTGCCGACTGCGCCAGTTGGCTTAATACCTTGCAGGGCTGTATATGCACCAATTCCTGCCAAGAAAGGATTGGTGTCTGGTGTTACTGCTGACTTAAATGTAGATGAAAGACCAGCGCTTGGGACACCTTTTAGCAACTGCTGACCAATTTCTAAGCGTGTAT